ATGCATAGGGGGGGCCTTTTTTTTGCCACCCCCCCACTATCAATTTCGACCTCTCTTATTTCTTTTGTCCAAAATTTTTGAAAAATTTTACAAAAATTTTTACACTGAACTTTGTGAAACTTTTCGGTACATACCAGTGACGTTCTCGGTTACAATCTCATCAATAGCTTGTTGGATAGCTAGCGCCTGGTCGGGTTCGCTCAATGATTCTGAAACAACAGCGATCCTAGCAAGTAGTGAGGATGTATTGTAACCTGCTTTAGTATCCCATGCTAACCATTCATCGAAGTGTGTGAATGGATTGTAAGGATTGTCTACTGTTGTTAGCATGTACTCAGTTGGTGTACTAGCATCAGCCATAGTATCTCACCTCACTCACTCGATGCTAGCCTTGAGTGTGGACAGTGACACACCAAGCTGCTGTGCTATCTCGGACTGGGTGTAACCAGTTCTCATCATAGCCTCAGCTCTAGCCTTCTTGGTAGATGTCATCAACAGTTGTTGCTTAGGTGTAGCCAGCTTCTTTATGTGCTCGATGTCACTGTTCTGCAGTATCTTCTCAAGCTTATGGTTACTGATAGCACCTGCTTGGATAGCATCCCATTCACTTTGAGTAGGCTTAATCTTGTGCTTATCCGAGCCCGTTCTAGCTCTAGCAGTAGTGAGTGCTTGATACTTAATCTTCTTGACCGTCTCTTCATCCATGCCCGGATTAGCCTGGCGCTTCTGTGAGACCTCGGTATCTGCAATCACCTGGGCCTGTCTTTCAAGGGGCGCGTTCTTGAGGGCCAGGTTTAATTTGGCATCGAGGGTTGCAACTTCATTTGAGTAGGCGGCTGCTGCAGAAGGCGATCTCTTAATCGACTTGGTCGTTACTGCTTCTTTCCTTGCAGTGTTGGCCAAAGCCTTCAACTTATTGGAATGCTGGACATACACTGCCTCGATGTTCGTACCAGAAGATAGAGTACTCGCATCATCGGTAAGGGCTAGCTTCTTGACCTGAGATAGCTTGGGTTTAGTTACACCTTCCTTAGTAGTGTATGTACGACCCGTATCTACATAGACCTTCTTACCAGTAGCAAGATCAACAGGTCCTCCCTGTGAAGCCTTTCTCAAAGCTCTCTCAGGAATGTATTCCTTAGATCCTGCCCTTGAAATCAAAGTGGATGCGCCTGCTTGAGAAGGACGCTTTGATCCACTCGGAATTCCTTGATACTCAGCTTTCAATGCGGCAATGCCGTTATCTCTAGCCGATGCCCTGTAATCAAGGCCATGCTTTTCCGAATCAATGACAACCATTGAATGTCTGACAGCACGAGCAAGTTCTTCTGGAGAGGCTGCACGAATACTCATATCAGCGATTAGATTGGTAATCTTGCCCATCTCTTGCTGCTTACCACTCTTTGTGATGCGAGGAACTGGTGAGCCTTCAGGAATCTTATAGTGCTGTGGATCAAACCCCTTCAATCCTTCGAGAGGGGGGGTTGTTTTGATCGTCTTGTTTACATTCGGGATAATGAGAACATAGTCACCATCGAAGTCTGCACCAGAAAGATGTTCAGCTACTTTGTGGTGAATTCCGATAGCATCTTTAGGTTGTGAGCCTAAAAGAGATTTGGCTTCTCTGTTCTTATTATTGACTGTCAATTCAGGAATTTCAAACGTTCCTGCATGAGGAAACCTGATCAACGCTACTCGAGTTCCATTAGCGTAAGTTGGCGCATAAACTTCCGTGGGCTTCATGGAAGACACAGGAAGAAGAACTCTTGTGTTCTGAGCAGGTAGAGCTGCAGCTTTGAGATGAACAGCAGCTGAATCGGCTGAATTAGCGAAAGTCTCAAGCAACTTCTTACGAACAGCAGGATTCGTAAGTTCATTGATGGACTTGAATTCATTGAGTCTACGCTCATAAGTCATATCAAGCTGAGTCTTAGCCAAAGCTGGACTCTGCTTTGACAACACCTGTGAAGAAAGATTCTTGGACCAGTTGTCCCAATTGCCTTCTTCATTGATGATGTTCATTGCTGAAGTAACTCGCTGCTTACCAGAAGGAGATGCCTCGACAATCTGACGTTTGATCTGAGCACCAAACGGATTGATCTTGTCGACATTTCCTTCTACATCTCGTTCCATTGGCTTCAAAACCTGATCAGCCTTTGGATCCTTACGCATCATGGGCAGCTTGTTTGACTTGTTAGTGTTGAACAGAAGATCAACACCTTCAGGCAGATCATCCTTGTAGACGGCCATGCCTTTGAGATAATGCGTACCATCAACAGCAATGCGAACTTGAGCGTAATGATTCGAGCCAATGCTTATGTCATCCACACCGGGACGCACATAGATGACACCATCAGCTTGAGCTCCACCATCTTCAGCATAATTGACAGCAACACGCTTTGAGCTCACAGACATAGGCGGTTGTATGCCAAGATAGGTTCTACCACCATCTTCTGAAAAGTCTGTGATCTGTTGAATCTTAGAACGATTTGTCCATGCATCTTTTTGCGTAGTACCAGGCAAGGCCAAGACTTTGAATGTAGTCAGTTGGCCTTTGCCTCCAGTTGCCTGAGGAAGTCTCAGTGTATGAACTTCATACCCTTCTTCTTTAAGCAAGGAAACAGCAGCGTTGAGTTTCTCTTTACTGATACCAATAGTAGCTTCTACACCCCCACCTATATCAAGCCATTCCTTCTCATCGACATGCTTTTTGAGCATGTCTGAAGTTGCCTTGAGAACGTTGGCCTTATCTTTGGCACCAGGAGCAAGAAGAGATCGAACAGACGATTCGTTGATGCCCATGTGTCGCCCAATTGCAGAAGTCCCCCAGCCCTTGTCTTTAAGACTCTGCGCCTGATTGATCTTCTCTTGTCTCTGTTGAGCAGTAGCAATTGTCGTACGAGCATTCAGCTGAGTGGTGGTGATGCCCATACCACGAGCTATCTCTGTCTTTGATAGCCCTTGCTTCCGCATCATGTCGACTGCATCTAGAAAGCTTCGATTACGAGTAGCGGTGGAGTTACCACCAGATCCCCAAGGATAGCGACCAGAATGCCGAGGGGTGCCATAATGTTTAATGTGATCTTCTGCACTAATAATCATGACTCCTCCTCTAGCCGTAGCTGATTAATTTGCTTGTCGAAATCTTGAATCTTCTCCATGATGAACATGATGTCATCTGGGTCAGCATCATAAATTATGACCTCATTATCTTGATAGATCCGAAGCTCGATGTTGATCTTGTAGGGATCCACTTCATACTCTAAGCAGAATAAAGCAGCATAGATCTCGAGTTGATGAACAGAGCCAGCAATGACTCCTGTCTTCAAATCAAATATACGAAGGGTGTTGTACCGAAACGAGATTGCATCAGCTGTGCCAAAACAATTTTCAGAATAGAAGAGCACCTGTTCAGGAACCATTCTATGCTGAATCGCATCGTTTATGTACATACCCAAAGTACCGACATGATCGGAGAGTCTGCGAGCTGTGATCTCACCTTGAGCATACGCATGTTGAGCTACACCATAAGCTGATGCCTGTGCTGTAGTCCAACGTTCAGCTAATCTATTAGGCGTGTAGTTGACCCAATGATACTGACTTGGGCTTAGAAACGCGTGCTCGCCTTGGAGGTTCAAATGCTTGTTGAAGCGCATTCAACACCTCCTCTTCGATCTCTGGATAGATGAATGAAGCAAAAGACATTTCGTTCAATTTTTTGACAAAATGCTCTTGATTCGGTTGCACATTAGCATCCGCAGATATCTTGACTTCGAGTGAAGCCCATCTGTCACGATACAAAAGAATGAGATCGAGGATACCTTGCTGATACGAAGGGTCTTGCTTCAGCACCTCAATACCCGGAAACATGACTCTGAGCTTCTTGATCAAACGAGCTTGATATTGCTTCTCCGTCACATATACTCTCCCTTTTATGGTGAGAAAAAAATGAGGCATCCTCACTATTCCATATAGGGGCGCGAATTGCGCGCGGGCCAATGTCTAATCTATTACAATCTCGAATTCTTGATAAGTAGGCCATACAACTGTGTGATTCAGAATGGAGAGAACCAAGTCAGATTCAAGAAGGCCATACTTCATTGCAGCCTCGAACGAGTTCTCATAGATCTCGCCAGTCTTGACCTCCTTGACTGGATCCAGGATAGGGAACATGTATGGGTTTCTGAACTGCTGGTTGTATCTGATGGCAAACCATCTTGGTCTCCATACGATGTTCTCTACACGATTGTCCCATCTATCACCATTCAGATTGATGGGCGTATCATAGGGCTCAAACTGACGAGGAATGAATGCGTTGGCAACCAGAAGTGGAACAGATCTGTGGTACTGCATCCCACCTCTCACCATACCTACATAGACGACTCCGAACTGATTCTCGTTCAGTTCCAAGATTCTCCCAGATTTCTCAGCCCGTACGTTCCCGAGATTGCTTATACTATAATGCTCAAAGTTCTGTATTTCTCTCCAGATCTCAGCTGTCACCCTTGTGGCCTCCCTCTATTATCTCGATAGTTTCGAGCAGGCAAAGCCTCCTTGGCAACCAACAATGAAGTCTCCAACAACTCAATCACATCTTCAGGATTTCCACGAAACACTATGTAACATCCCACATCATTCTTTTTGCCCAATGAGATCCTCACATCGGCGAGTCTATCGTCAGGTTCACGGGTTATCGACCACTGCATAATTATCTCCTTTAGGCCTTGGGCAACACGAGGCCTTGGCGGCTCTTTAATACCTTGCCAAGAAAAACACGTCCAAAACTCTTTTACTTTTTCCTACTTAATGTCTATTATTTATATCTATTATATATATTAGGTTCGTGATTCTGAGAAAGTCTTTAGGGATGTATTTGGGCAGATATTTGACCAAAAAGGCTATTTCAGCTCGTTTTGATCAAAATAAGTAGCATTAAAGTTCTTCTTTGACTTCAAAGCACGCCAAATTGCACTGTCAACTAGACATTGGGATTTTAAGGTATAGTAGTATAAATTTAGATAGGGAGTGTTCATTCGGTCAATTCGGCCATGAGCCTGCTCCCACAATTTGTAAGAATATGTCAACGAATAGAACAGTATGGAATCGGTCATAATCGTGTCCCAAGCCTCTGCTCCGGCTATGTATTGGACCAGATATACCCAGTTGTTTCCAAACGGTATCTCTTCGTGTTTGTGCCCGTTCCACTCCGCTACCGTAGTGACGTCTTCTAAGCCCCGTAGAGCCTCTAATTCGTAGTTGAAGTTGTAGAACACGATCAGACGCTTCCGTTGCTTTAGGACGTCTCTGACGGCCTCTAGACGCGAAGGATCTGAGTTGACGACCCTGCGCATGACCATGAACAATTCAGCCACGTCACGGATGGGTTTATTGTCGTAGACGTTCCATCTGGTCTTGATGACTTCCTTCAGTAACGCGTCATCATGATCCACGAATATGATCTTCGAATGCCTGATTGTTCCCTTCACGTACGGCATGTGAACGAGGATCTTATTCCGCTGCTTATTCAGCCTCGACACTCCGAGATATCTAACAATCTTAGGGAACTTGGTATACGGAGCGTATACGACATGTTCTTGCATGAATTCTGTTCGATTCTTATAGAATCCATTCGCAATGAAAACTGGTACATAGTCAAGCCACGTGTCCCCCGGGGTGGCACTAAGAAGTATCCAATTATTCGCTCTCGAGATTCTGAGGAAGGACTTGACCCAGGCTCCGCTTCCGACGAGTCGCTGCTCATCGAAGATGAAGAAGCAGTTTTTGATTCCTTCATACTTGTCGATATTATTCCAACTATCGACGGTGAGCACTCCTCCGATAGTACTATCTTCATGTCTGCTAATTGCATACACTGCCGCCTCTCGGTCCCAGTCCAGGCTATCCCGCTTCTTGGCTGTGGTGATCACGAATACGTTCTTGGGAGCCTCATGCTCTATGTAGTAAGCAATAGCTACTCTGGTCTTACCTGT